CACAACTCTCGCATGCTATCAGTAAGTTTTGGTAGAATCTCCTGTACTTTTTCTACTGTAGTATTAAATAACTCAACGAATGATACCATCTCGCTGAGTTGAAAATCTTCTTCAGTTGCAGTAGTTCCTATAGCATTGAGTGGCATAGGAATTACCTTCCAATCACCTTCCCATAGTTGAACTCTACCTAAATTTCTATCATTTACCCACTGATCTAACACCCACTCAGATAGTATAGGTTGATTAACCTCTACAAATTTTATGATCTCAGGTATTATTTCTTTATGTCTGTCTCTTAAATTTCTATATGAGGATAACGACTCAAGCGTCTCCTCTTGCCAAATTTTCCTCACTTGATCCTAATAATAAACCATTTGCTGTTGCTATTTCATACATTATAGAATGTATTGTCATGTCATATGCACTTGACCACGGTTGTGTCTTCTCGTTTGCTATCCAACACTGCAAACTTCCATACTGTGCTTTTGGTATGCTCTCGTCAAACCATGCATCGTATGAAATTTTGTCTGCAAAATATGTCATGGACACTCCTTTGTTCCGTGTACTGGACAGTCTACACCACCTTTACTTTCATTGCAAGCTTCCTTAACCTTTTGTTTTGGAACCTTCGGCATCTTCTTTTCTCCTTCTCTCTTCATCCCGTCTGGATCATCCAACTCAGGCATGATCTCGACAGAACTGCTTGCTACTTTTTTTCAGCTATCGCTCTCCACTCAGAGAACTCCTTAACACAGTTTGGTACTTTCTTACCACCCTTCATCTTAGTTCCCTTTGCTTTATAACCTGTCCAACATGTAGATGCACCGACATTCTTACGTGCTTGTGCCATGCTCTCAGTCTCTACCTCTACCTCTTCTTTCTTAGCAGTCTTTGCTGCCTTTTTGAAAGCATCCTTAGCAGGATAGTCCTTATCGCCAGGTTTTGCGGGTGATTCACCTCTTGCTCTCTTAGCATGGATGTTAGCATAGAGTCCTTTCTTTGCCTCTTCTACTGAAGCGGGTGTAGTATCTTCCACTTCATGCTCAATGACTTTACCATCAGCATCTTTCTGATGATGCTCTTTTGCCATTGCTTTAGAGATTGCCTTTCTCCTCTTGTGTAGATACTTATCGCTGCTATCTACATCACCATCGTTGTCAACGTCCTTATCTTTTCTGTTAGCAAACTTCTTTTTAACAGCAACAGGATTGACTGGATCTAAATTTTTCTCGTTTATCTCGTTCTTCTCGTCATTAATTACATGCTCGTGCATCTCACTTACAAGTATGTTTAGTGTAGGAACTGGAACGTCTTGCTCTAGTCCATGCTCAAACATAACATCGTAATGTGTGATGTTACCTTCTTCATCGAGTGTATGCATCTCTTTTAAACAGTTGCCCTTACCCCACTCTGCATGTTCTACCTTAGTAGCACATGAATGTTGTACCTTTTTAATGGATGGTTTGCCTTCTTGTCCTGCGGGTTCTGCAAGTTTCATGCCAGGTGCGTCACCGCCACCTACGCCTTTAGCACCCAGACCTTTAATGTCTGTGTTGCCTATCTTAGCAGAGTAATCGTATCTCCAAGTCTCTTTCATAGACTTGAACTTTGGGTTTAGCATAGTCTCAGCAGCTACTTGTGCTAGACTTTTAGACTCGTGTTTATCCATCTTATTTGTAGGGTGTTTGCTTGGTATAACCTCTGGCACCTTGACGGTGTTCTTAGGTTTTTGAACCTTTTGACCAGGTGTAATAGACATTACATACTCTCGATATGCATCAGTTCCAATCTCAAAAACTTCCTTTATGTCTGTGATCCAACTGCGAAACTTTGTGTTCTCTGCTGTAAGACATAATACGTAGTTAGGACCTCTGCGGTGTATTTTACCGACTTGTCCTTGCTCAGTAAGAACCCACTCACCTTTTTTATATACTTCGTTCTTATAGAACTTGTCTCTGGTGATGTTTGCTTCCGCAACTTTGGATTTTTTGGTGAAGTCTGAAAGACTTTTCATGAATATAGATGTACATATCAAAGTTATTTATAAACCCATTCCCTTTCTAACTTCTTCCATGAGCTCTAACTTCTGTTGTATGGAAAATGTATTGGGTATTCCTTCCATAAAATTTCTAGTTTTTCCATCTTTTACCGCTTCTCTCATCTTAGATGCGGACATTCCAGATGCACCATCTGCGTCTGGATCTCTCTCACCCGCAGACATAACTTTAATAGTGTTAAATGTATAATCTATTGTATTTTGTTTGTTCAGTAACTTATCAAAGTCTGCCACTCTATCAGATCCAACTACCATAACTATGTCACTATAGTCTTTCATCATCATGTCTTGTGCTACTTTTATAATAGTATTGCAACACGCTGCAGTTTCTATCTTTGCCCACGGAAACATCTTTTTCATTGTCTCTACCTTATAATCATAAGGCAATGGGTTGTTTGGTTTCTTAAATGTTTGTGATGGATATATCAAATAATCATTAGATGCTGCTTGTTTTTCTAATGTTCTTAGAAGTTTTTCGTGACCTATGGTTGGTGGATTGAATCTACCAAATGTAAAATAACATGTCTTCATTGTGGTTTATCTCCATTGACCCAGTTCTTTTCTACATTGAAGTTTGCTACACTGAATGATAAACGATCAACTAATTTGACTGCATTACCACCATCTTGTATAGCAACATAACCCTCTGGTGCAGTTATTTTGTATCCATTCTCTGTTCTTAGATAAGTTCCAAACCTTTCACCTGTCTCTAACTTACGTATAAACATTTCTTTTGCATTTTGTATGGCAGAGTAAAGATTTACTGTGCTTTTTAGTGCTTTATCTTGCTCTTTAATCATGTCAAGACCATCATATAATTTATTTAATTTTGCTGCTTTTGCTTTTGGTGTCTTAACTTTATCTGCTGCTTTTTTTACTTCTGTTTCAAAGTAATCTTGAAACTCTTTGACAAATACCTTATCAGAAGGTAGTTTTTTACCCTCACGCACGTACTTATTAAAAAATATCTTTAGTCTAGTTCCTATAACTAACTGATCTTTTGATTTAATCTGTTCTGCAACCTCATCTAGAAATGATGATGCATTACCTAATGATGTTTTACTGGTAGATTTTAATTTTTGTAGACTACCCTTTTCTTTTTCTGTCAATAGAACATCCTTTCCCAATTGACCTGTCTCCGCACTCAAAACTAACACATTACTGCTATCATTTAATTTAGATACATCATATCCAAACTTAGCATTCATACTTCCGATGTCATTACCATGATAAGAAGTGTGAAATACAACTCCTAGTTTTGCTTTAGATGCTTTATTGTATAACTCGTCTTCTTTTGGTATACAATATGTTATTGTATTAGGTTGAAATATAATACAGTCAGTTCCATTAATTTTTTTACTCTGTTTATCATCAGTAAATAACAAATCACCCTGTGCTATACCTTCTATCCCCAACTCTGGTAGATATTTTAAACAATCCTTAAGTTTGACAGCAAGACCTGGTGAACTACCATGATTATGATCCACATCCTCCTCTGTAAAATTAATTTTTGCATTGACATTGAAGACTGATTTTGTACCTACAAAGAACTTCTTAGTGCCAGGATATATACCACAAAAAACAGCGGGTGCACCGTCCCATTTTGTAGTAATTTTAAAATTATTTTTTTGCACACCTGTAAATACTCTTGCTAACTCATCTAAGAACATGAAAGCATCAGTTGCACCTTGTTCTCCGTCTAACAAGATGCTATCTTCTAGATGTTCTAGGTGAGTATTCTTGGACATTAGAATATCTTTGCGAAAGGACCGTATCTGCTACCTTCTTTCTTTGCTATGAATATCATATCAGTTGCAAACTCATCTCTCTCTTGTTTACTTAGAGATAATACTTGATCTAACCATGTTATCTGCTGTAATTTAGAATTTGCAACGTATGGTTGAGTGTTCATAGAAAACAAAAGATTGTCATATGCTTCCTGCTCATCTTTTACACCAAGATCCACCCCTGCATTTTTTAAATTTTTTATCATTCCTTTAATTTCACTTTCTTGTGCTAGAAAATCGTCTGGAGTTTTTGCATATGCTTCTTTACTTTTGTTGAATGATAAATTATATCCTTCCATTTGATCTATTACTAATTCAATTGTTGCTTTTCCTAATCTAGCAGCAGATGCACCACTTGCAGTAGGTTCATACTTTAGTCCAGAGAATTTTGTAGAATCATTTGCTTTTATTTGGAAGTCGTATTTTGCACCAGATTCACTAACAACCACAAATCTAGTGTCTTGTGACGATATAACTGTATTTCCACCCTTATCTTTCTTTGTTCCCATACCACACTTAGAATATGAGTATGACATATGAATACTATCTAATGATTTAAGAAATTTTTGTGAGTGATTGAGAAATTCTATACGTGCTGACTCTCCTTTCGCTACTTTTTTAAGAGAAATACCAAACACTTTTTTAGTATTGAACAGTATTCTCATTATAGCATTAAATTCAGACAACCGTGACATGGTTGTCTTACCTTTACCCCTATTCAATACTTTGTCTATCAAAGTTCTTGCTTGATCTTCATCTTCTATCAACCACACATCAGCAGGATCCCAATTGTCCTTACTTGATATGCCAAATTTCTTTACTACGTCTGTAACATACTCCATGAAACCACCTTCACGATTAAACTTAGTAAATTTTGGTCTACCTATTTTCTTTAACAACGCATCCTGTTGTGCATAAAAACTTTCTATCCATTGTTCATCAACCTCATCAAGTTTACCTATACTTTTCCATATTCTTTTTAATTCTTTCATGGCATCTTTATCATCCATGATGTCTTGTGGTTTTTTATACTCTTGATTGTCCTCTATTGCTCTTTTAAATATATACGCAGACCCAAGTTCCTGCATTCTAGTCATAGTTGCAGCACTTACATCGTCACCAGTTTTTCCAGTTGCTTCAAATTTTACTGTCTGTCTACCAATATTATAAGTTGCACTAGTATTTGATGACTTTTTTGGTTTTGAACTATATGCCGACTTTAAATCTTTTATTACACTTGCACTTGCTTTCAATACTATTTGCTGACCCTGTGGCCATGAAAATTTCTTCTCATCATAGAACCATTTTGCTTTGTCTCCACCAGAATCTAGAGCAGATTGTAACTCTGCCTTCTCAGAGGGTAGTCTTACCTTCTTTAGTAGATCAGTTTTTTCTATAAGTGAAAATGCCATAGTACTATTTAGAATTGTTTCCAGAATTGTGGAGAGAGTAAACCAGATTCAGTATCAGTTCTATGTTTTAATGTCAAAATAATATCGCCCGCAAGACTAATTCGTCTATGTTTTCTAGGTTCAGAAGTAGTATAATGTTCAAGAGAACCAGGAAACATAATGAGATGCTCTGCTTGAGGATTGATAGCATACGCATCTGTATTGCAGTATCTGTTTTCTGTTGAGAATTTAAAGACATCGCCAAATAGTTCGTTAGGGTTTCTTTTATGAAATACTATAGGATCGCCAGGTGTTTGTATGTAGTAAACATAAGATATATGTGCACAGGAATGGTAGTGCATTGGAAAAGTTTGCTTAGGATCACATATAGTAAACCAAGTTTTTGTAAAGTTTATTTGAAACGTCTTTTTATCTATCTTGAAGTGATCAAGATATTCTATTACTGACTTTTTTATCTCTTTAAAGAATGGTTTCAGTCTAGTGTCCTGATGTATCAACACTTTTCCATTCAATTCACCTGTTATCTTACCTGTAGAATTGTCAAATTTTCCGTCCTCAAAACTTGTATAAAGTTGAGACAGAAATCCTGATATTTTCTTCTCATATATGATGAGAGGAAATGCTTGGTGATAATTAGAGGTCGTCTGCTGCACGGTTCTCGGAGTCATAGATATCAAAACTACCGCCAGGATATCTTTTCTCTAATTTCTGCACGTTTCTCTCTAGAACTTCCTCAAAACTAATATCTAATGCCATACATGCCTGTGCTACGTACCACATAACGTCACCCAACTCAATAACAAGATGTTTTCGATTGTGGTCACTCCAAGGCTTACCTTGGAAAACCATCTTCTTAACAATCTCCATAAACTCACCACCCTCAGCACTGACACCAACAGCAGCAGTAAGAAGTCTGTGAATATTGGAACCCTGTCCGTCAAGGTCATCCAGACTTTCAACAAAAGATTGATAATCCTTACTGGGATCGGATGTGACACCATCCACGAATATAGCGTACTTAGAAAGGTCAACAGTATGATCAGTATAGTTAATATTTGGTTGTTGATCGTTGTGAGTGTTGTAATCTCCAGACATTTTTAAAACTTAAACTCGGCAAATTTCTTTGTTGTTTTATCTTCATCATTATACTCCACATCTTGTCCACTGTCAAGCAAATCATCTTGTGCAGTTTGTTCACAGTCATACAATCTCATCTTTGTTCGGTCAACTCCTATTACAAATCTTCGATTATAAGTTGGGTCATTATAACGATTCTTCAATTGTTTTACCATTATTTGCCCCAACCCCTCAAGCTCCTCTGTACTAATAAGAGCAAACATAAGATCAGCAGTGGCGGGAAGACCGAACGACTCGCTTGTGTCAGTAAGATCAACATCACTACTACCGTAACCAGAACGAGTCGTCTGAGTAGCGGAGACGATAGGTACATTAGCCTCAACTGCAAGACCACGGAGTTCTTCAGCAATGGCTTTAATATACGAGTAAGAATTGACATTTGCTGTTTTTGAATAACGACTTGATGCACATATATTTAAGTAATCTATGAATATTATATCAGGTTTAAATGATTTTTTCAATGCAAGTTCATTCAGCAATGATTTAAAATGACCTGAATGTGCAGCTGCGGTAGGATACTCTTTAATTATGAGAGTTCCTTGTGTTTTCTTTGTAATATTATTTACCTTACTTTCAAACATAGGTTTGGGAAGTTCAGTTATATTTTGTATATTTACATTCAATAAGTTTGCATCGATTCTTTCTGCAATCTTTTCTTCTGCCATTTCAAGAGTAATGTATAAAACATTTTTACCTTCTAGAAGGACAGAACTAGCGTGATGGCACATAAAAAGAGACTTACCAACACCAGTTCCCGCAAGTGCAATGTTAAGTGTTTTGTTTGGAAGACCTCCCTTTGTAATTTTATTAAAGAGTTCAAGGTCGAATTTAATTCGACTTTCTTTTCTATGGTAGGATTCAAATCTCTCTTCATAGTCCTCTAAGTAATCGTGACCTACATGATTATCGAAAGAAACAGCCAGAGCGTCAGACAGAATACTAGGAATAGCATCCCTTCCTTTTTTGTCATCTTGTCCATCTGCAAGTGCGATTGATTCCATGAGTGCCAAATATATAGCACGATCACGACACCATTTCTCGGTTGAGTCAAGTAACCATTGTTTATCTACGGGTGCATCATCAAATGTTTTTGTAGTATCTCTTGCTTCTTTGATTTCTGTTTCTGTTAAGTCAGTGCGATTCTCAATCTCAATATTAAGTGCTTCAATTGTGATTGCAGCATCATACTTAACAATAAATTGTGTTGACTCTTCAAATATTATCTTTTCAGTTTTATTCTCAAAGTAATCTGGTTGAATGAATGGAATAACTTTTCTTGAGTATTCTTCATCAAAAATTAGATTACGAAGAATGGTGGTCTCAATTCGTTCCATATGAGTATTCTTCTTTTGCAATATTATCTAACTTTTCCATTATATCATCTGTAAAATATTTGTCTGGGTTTTTGTATATTTCTTTTCCGACCAGTAAAGCAATTATCTAAACAAATTACATATTCCTTCTTTTTTAAAAGCCTTTCTATTAGGTTTGACCCAAGAAAGCCTGCACCTC